TTGTTGACAACCAAATACTCACTCGGATTGGGTTCATCAAGTTTTGAAAGCACACCAGCGGTAGGATAGGCCCCATCGAACACTAGCGAGTTTTCCATAAGGAATCCTGGAGGTTTAGCAATGGCATAGCACAGTTGACCATCATACGTTTGGCCAGGCAGGTGCTCGCACTTGGTAGCATCGCGAATGTCGTTACCGCAAATAGAGCACTCGTAGGTATCAGCGCCCCAGCCAATAGAAGTGTCAAACAAAGTGCCGTCTTCGATGTCGGCTATAATGGCATCTGTGCTGATTCCATCCTTTTCTTTACCACGAACAATGTAGTGATCGGCGTAGAGCGCCCAATTCTCATTCTCTAGATTGCTCTTCCTAAGCACAGCATCGAAGGTGCGCCCATAAGGATAAGCAGCCTTGGGACGTGCAAAAATCCCTGCCCAGGGGTGATCGAGCATTAACGCTACACCCTGTTTTGCGTCCTCTCTGAACACTTCAAGTAGGGATTTGTGAATCTGAATATTACGTTCGGGAACAATCATGTCTCCAGCAAGTTTGGCGGGAAAAACAAAAACCTCTTCTTTGGTAAGAGGTCGCTTGGCTAAAGCATTGATTTTCTCAAGCTGGCTAGGTGTTGGAACGCCAAAGTCACGATGGAGAATTTGGTTAATTTCTGGGGTACTGTATCCCCATTGAACGAGCCATTCTGCTATTTCCTCATCAGAATATCTGCCGAACTCGGGCGGTTCTTCATCAAATTCGCGGTAGTGTCTGGCTAGGTGATTGTAGCACCCACGGCGGTCTTCGTCGGGAATTTGGGTGCGCTCCTGCATCAATCTGGCCATCGCCGCCGTACAGCCACGCCAAACCGTTTTTACTTCGCCATCTACTTCTTTGTGATGTGGAAGTTTGTATGCGGATTTCCGTTCAGGAGTGGGGCCATCTGAGTCATCATACCAAGTGTGAACCTGTTTGAATAAACTCCACCCGCCGCGTTCAATGAGGCGGTTGCCGTCCTCACCGGAAAAAGACCATGACAATTCTTTATCGGCCAAAGGAAATTCTTTGTAGGGAACAACAGGCATTTAGACCACCTCTTTCTTATTCCTCCTCCGATAGATTTTCTCAACGGTAAACTCATCATCATAGTCATGTTCAAAGATTTCAGTCCGACAATTATGGCATACCCAAGAAGTAACTATCCCACGGTCAACTTCTTGCATCACGTTGCCGCAGTTGTAGCACCTTATCCTCCCTGTTCGGCTGTAATTCACCCGACAGTTGTTGTGAAGCACTTTGATTGCCTCCTAAGCTTAGACTTACTCGAATGGTTTCACTCGGCTCACTCTCGGTAGCCTTCTCGGTACCCACAACGTTTTGCGCCGCAGTATCGTTATCCACCCAATTCATCAACTTAGCTACGGCCCAGAACTGCTCTTGCAACAGTTTCACATTCCACTTCTGCTCTTCAGATTGCCAGTTAACTACGTTGTGTTCAAATACAGGAATTCCCTGCATACCATGAACCCGGAGCCATAGGCGGGCCACCTCTTCCATCAGGCGTTTGGAACCACGCTGGACGGACTTTATGCCATCGCAGAAAATCTTGAAAGTGATAGAACCCCAGCTTTCCGTTTGTCCTAATCCCCCAACGCGGTTTGTCACTATGCCCATTTGCTTTGTACCATTGAGCACCTGAACGTCTACCAATTCATTGACAGCCCGAACATCCAAGGAGCGGCCAGCATCGCCGCCTTTCATTTGAATTTGAACATCATCAAAATGGACATAGTCACGGTCTGGCTCAAGTGACCTGAGTTTTTCCACAATTGTGTTCCACTCTTCCCATAGCCATTCCCTAGCTTTTCTGGGGTTAGCTTTTACATCAGGCGGCATTCTCTGCATAACCCGCTCGTAGATGATCGAAACATCATTTCGTGGCCAGCCTTGATGATGTAAGACCGCCTGTAAGTCCTGAAGAATCTGAAGTTGAAAATCAATGGCCCACAGGACGGGAGCCATAACCAGGTTTCCTCGTGGGTCTTCAATGTCCGGGTCTACTGGCACCCAGAAGAAATTTGCCTTGCCGGGTTCTAACGAAACCTCTCCCTTTATTTGTTGCTGGTACGGTATCCACTTTTTCCTTCCGTTGCGGTCTTCTAACTTCCAGACAATTGTCTGAGGAATGACGGGGTAGAGGTCTACAATATCGGTTCTAAAAGAGTTAACCTCAGCTTCTAGCCCCATTGCTCCCCGTAAAAACGCACTGGCATGTAGTTGGTCAATTAACCCATCCATGCCAGAGTTGGATATTTGGTTCACTCTTTCAGCAAACTCCCGCCAACGGGCTTCGGCCCTTGGAAGTCGCCTTTGTCTGTCATTGACATCGTAAAAATGCATCGTGTGCCCCTGGTTCGCCAATCGAAGGAAGTTCCAGACAGCCATAGATACATCAGGGGTAACTTTGCGGAGAAAGTGTATGGCTTCGGCTTCCTCTGGTATCTGGCGCAGGGTTTTAAGAATATCCGTTGTCCGTGAACGGAAAGGGGATAAGGTTCCGTAATAATCAATCGCTGTTATCCGGCCAGTAGGAATGGTAGAAGGCTCGTCCCGTTGCCGGGCAAACCACTTATTCCAAAACGCCATTGGATCACCACCTTATTTGAACATTACAGGTTTGCCATATTCTTTGGCCCAACTCACCTCTTTTCTGCACCCCTCGCTCTTCTCCCATTCTCCAAACACCCACACTTCATCGCACATCCTCAGAACCTCGCGGCACCACATAAGAGAATATTCCCTGCTTTCCTCGTCATTCAGAAAAGACAGGGAGTGTAGCGGGCTTATTGGAAGAACATCGGGGTATTTCTCGACAATGGCTTTACATATCCTGGAAACCTTAAGCATGTTCCCTTCTGGGTCGTCGCGGAACGGGTGGGAAATGAATACTTTCTTCATATCCTTCCTCCTTATAGGCTCTCCAATAGCCCCATGTATATTGGCGTCGAATCAACTAGGTTAAAATCTTTATACGCCAGCATCATAGCCGTTACCAAGTCGTCATGATGCTTTCCTGAAGCCGAATAACGAATGTTCCCTGCTTTGGTTACTACGTATTCGTAATCCTTAAGCTCGTTAATAAGGGGTTCATAATAGGGATAAGAAATGGCCTTCTGTTCAATCAAGAAGGCCAAGTTGTTAACCATTTTCTCTTTTTCTTGGTTGCTCATGTAAATAGCCTCTACTTCAACTCCCCGCTGGATAAGGGCTTCTGGCAAAGCTTCTCCCAAGCCTGTCCGGTCGATAACTACTTTTGCGTAGTTGTAGTATTTGGATAACTCGGCGATGTCATCAGCCTGTTGCGTCCAAGATTTTCCTGTCCAGCGGGTGATATACACGCATTCGCCTCGGGAATTTCGTACGGCCACGCCGGCAAAGTCGATTGTCCTGGCCGGGTCGTAGCCAATAACGTAAATCTCCCCGGCTTCTGGCGTTGGGCCGCCTTTGTACGTGGCGCAATCTTCGGGATTGGTGAACACCGATGCGGCATCGTCTACAAACTCGGCCAGGACTTCTTGCTTAAACCTTCGCTCGGGCCAACGTGCTTTGCAGTCATCAAGAAATTCGTGGTCAATGTAGGGATTATCGTAGGAGGTAAAATGGAACTGTTCAAACTGGGGATTATGCAGGGAATCTCCTTTCGTTCCCCATCGGCACATCTTATAGAAAAAGCCCTTGCCGACAGGGGTGGAGTTGATTATCGCTAGTCCACCTTTTCCTTCAGGGCCTCGCATCGGTGAATTAAGCCGCATTTCTAGGTTAGCCCATACTTCTTCTAGGTTAGGGATGCGGGCGGCCTCTGTGATCAAAACAAAATCCAACCCGACACCTACTAAGTGCTCAGGTTGGTCTGCCGAACGGGCCTCTATTACACCGCCGTTTACTGTATACATCGTGCGTTCTTCTTTCAATACGTTGACTACCCATTTCTTAGGAAAGGATTGTACAAACTCGTTCCATACAGGATCAACGATCTTGTACGTTGGCCCCACTATCCAAGCGTATACTGGAGGAATTAACTCTTCAGGCCGTTCTTCGCTCAGCATTTCCGCCAGCTTAACGATCATTTCGTTTATCGAGCATCGGTCTTTGCCGAAGCGCGAACCGCAACGCAATATCTTAAACCTGGCTTTGCTCTGGTGTATTATGAGCTGGGCGGGATGGGGCGAATAAGGCATAAGAACCTTACTGGTGTTTCTTTGTATCTCGCGACCTTTGTTCATTCGGCACTTAGGGCAGGTGTCAAAAGAAGTGTAGTTTTGTAGCTTGGGCCGCCACACTTGTTCAAAAGTAGCTCCGCAGTTTTTGCAAACGGCAAACCTAGCATTCGGTTGCTTGATGGGCGAGTAGTGGCCTTCCAGCTTCTTTTCTTTACCCTTCGACGATTTGGATGCCATTGGTACCATCCTTCCACATAACTTGGAGTTTTAACCTGCTCTTCTTAGGTTGCCGTTGCTCATCATAGCTGAGCAATACTTCACGCTTATCAATGGCAATACCAAGAGCAATCATTAGCTCTTTGATCTGCTTCATCTCGCCTTTCTCAACACATTTGGCAATGGCTTTTTTGAAAGCCTCTTTGTCTTGGGTAAGAGCGTCCAGCATAGTCTCTAGAAGTTCGTTAAGCTGGCCAGTATGCTTTATATCGTCTTCGCGGGCCTGAAGGGCGGCCAGCTGCCTTTTTCTATCCAGTTGTTCGGATAATTCTTCAATTGTGGCGGGAAGTTTTTCGTCCGACATAACGATCACCTCTTTGCTTTGGAGCCTCCGGCAGGAATCGAACCCGCATCTACCGCTTACAAGGCGGTTGTTCTGCCGTTGAACTACGGGGGCATAAAAAAACACCCGCTAGGGGCGTTTGAATCTGTTGCATAGTTCATCTAACCAGCGGAAGTAGCATTCCTGACTACAAAAATTGCCCAGCAGGGCTTCTTTAGCCTTAACTGGGATGCCACAATAGAAACAAAGAACGGTTTTTTCCTTCTTCACACGCTTGGCTATTCGCATCCCTCCCAAATGTCGCATACTTTATCGAAAGCGGCCAAGAATCTTTGTTCTGCTTTTGATAGTGCCTTGTTATTCCACTTCCCAGAAACACCAACAAAGGGCCAACATCATGAGATAAGCTGTAGACATAGGGACTAATACAGAGGCCACGTTAGTGAACACGTCACAAGCTAGGCCCACAATTCCAAACACAAGCGCACCTATACCGAGGATAGTCAATAGTCTATACACCATTTCCTTCCGTTCCTGTCTTTCTCTGCGAAGCTCGTCAAATATTTTCTCTGCCCTCTGAATAAGCCGTTTTCTTTCCTCGCAGCCGTCCTTGTACTTCAGAATTTCCTCAATATATTTCTCAGGTGAAATTTCTCCCCTCCAGAACCGTTCACGAAGCTCGTCAACGCAACGTTCGATATGTTCGTTCATTTCTTACCCGTGCCTCCATTTTTCATCCAAGACAACCCGCGACCGTGAACCAATAAATCATACAGGTGTTCCACCAACAGGTCAAAATCTCCATCGGGAACACCGCAATGTGAATGGGCATCGTCAATCATTACTGTTATTGTATTGTCGCCCCAATCTTCTTCAAAACTTACTATGTGTCCCTGGTTGCAAAGGTCTAGAATATCTTCATGGGCAGGGCGTCCCTGAGCCGCCAGTCAGATTGTCGTCGTTTAGTTTTATCTCGATCCTATCTTCCGAGAAAATAATGTTGCCTACTGTGCCATAGACGTCTTCAATCGGAACTATTTCGCATTCCTTGTACACATTTCTCCCCTCTTTCTCCTTTGGGCATATCACTCCTGGTTGTTTTGGCGGGAGCGGCAGGACTCGAACCTGCATAGAACCGCTTAGAAGGCGGTTGCTCTATCCAGTTGAACTACACTCCCACTAACCAGAAGCTTAGCCAAACCAAAATTTGCAGGGCTTATAATCTTTAAGTTTACAACCGTATAAGAGGCAATCGTCATGAACTTCTACATCGTACTCTTTATAACCACGTGGAACATATTTGGTTCCAACGTAGTGGATGCAATTCCGACAACTGCGTAAAGGAAGAAGCGAACTAACAATAAACATAACCGCTATTATCCCAATACCAACAAGAAGGGGCAACATCTCTTTTCCTCCCTCGGTTAACTCGAACCTGCGTCATCGGACAAAAGACCAGTATTTTGGCCGCTGAACTACACCCCCTCACCATGCGCTTTCTTCAAGTCACTACACGCTTGTTCAAATATGCGGTAAGCTTCTTCTTTGTTGTTCGAATCCCCATACCAATGGTCATCGCCGGCACCTTTCTTGTAAATATACCAATGCTGATCAATAACGTTGTAGTACATAACCACTTCATCGAAGTAAGCATCTAATGCCCCTTCATCGAATAAACGCCTAAATTCTCTGCCGTCCATTTCCTTTTTCTCGTGCCTCCTATCGGTAACTCCCCAATCTCAACATGATTAAGGCTTACCAAATGGCACAACACTTGCATTCTTCAGGGCCGCTTGAGGTAGCAATATAAGATAACCTTTACCTTGATACGTTGGATAACCGTGCCTGGAGATGAGATCGCTTATAGCATCCTCGAATTCCCCTATGAAATTCACAAATCCATAACCATAATCAGCCACAAGCATTACCTTTTCTCTGATAGGGGAAAGCTTCTTGAGGCGAGTAAACTGGGGAAAGCCATAAGCCATTAACAACAGGGTAGCCCAAACGGTTTCGTCTTTGGATAGTAGCTTGCCTAGGTTTTTTCTTAGGAAGGGCAGTAATCTGGTTTTGCTCCCCCAATATCCTCCCTCTATGTCATCAGCTTTCTTTGCAGTCTCGAATAAAACACTCTTTGCTTCATC